AGCAGATATTTGCGTAAACCGATCACCATCCCCTATATCAAAATCGGCTGATTCTACAAACACGTTAGTCATCGCGCTTCCGTCGTTATCAAACCCTATTTCATGTTGATACAAGTAACCGCCGTTAGTGGCTTGTGGAAATGATTCAACACCTGAGTCTAACCATACGGTTCTGGTCAATTGACCGTAGTACCAAACTTGTTGTTGAGTGTTGTATATAACATATCTGTCTATTTCGTCGCTTGATGAAGAAGGGTAAAACCAACCCACTTCATTATGTTCGCTGTTGGTAAATGCCTGTATTTTATAGGCTTGACCTGTATTAAGATCACCAAATACATAATTATGAACGCTACAAGGCAGTTCCTGCACCGTACCGTTGTATAAATAGAAATTACCATATCCCATAAAGAATACGCCGCCCGAAGAAGTGATAGCTGCTTTTGGACCTATAAGTCCTGAAGCTTCATTTATGAGATTCAAGGCAAAAGTTAAAGGTGCGCCTACAAACTGCATAGAATATACAGATGTGTCTGTAAAGATTACAACTTCTTGTCTGGACTTAACGCCACCTACAATACTAGAACCAGAAGACAATCTTACCGATCCAGCGGTATTGGTAATTTGCGGTTCAAAATCAAGTTCGTTTTCTTGATCGGAGAAAGCAACCAACATCGGATCTATGGAGCCAGTCCGAGCGCTGCCTGATATTGGATCTGCGCCTAAAACAATAAGGTGTCTGTCAACTTCTGAGGTTATTACCTGCAATCCTACGGTTGGTACAAGATTAGCACCAGCTATATCGGATAATTGAACAGCTCTTGTGCCTGTTCCGTTGTTTTCAAGCCAACGATAAATACCGCCACCTCTAGTATTCATAATAAGGTTTTCACCAAAGTTATCATGTGTCCAAAGTCTAAGCTGATTGTTACCACCTAATGAAGTTGCTGAACCCCAACCACTTGCACCCCACGTTCCAACACCATATCCTGTTGATTGCACGTAAACATCAAGACCTGTATTAATTTGGTAAACTGCATCAGTAGCTGAACCGCCGTTTCCTGAATCGCTTGCATTAGCTGTAACTGTAGAGCCAGATGTATCTTTTGCGGTAATCGTATACGTGTTGGTGCCTGTCACTAGATCTATTTGATATTCTTGATTTAGTACAGCAGCTGTTACGTTACCTCCTAAAGAGACGGCATCTGAAAATGTAACAAAATCACCGTTTACAGCACCGTGACTGGCATCCGTAACCGTTACGGTAGAAGACCCATTAGTGGCCGCAAAAGTAGCTGCGTTTGTTGTTGTTTTGCGAATTGGGGTGACGTCAGCAAAAGCCGTACCGTCTTTTATGTAATACTTTAAATGTGTTCCAATTCCTAAATATTTGTTGCCCCCTAAAGAAATCCAATTGTGTAAGGCTCTAGCAGTTCCTAGGTATGTACTATCTGACAGTTTTTGCCAACCCCCAAATTTTTCTACTCTGCCTTCTCTAAATCTAATTAGATTACAATCAAACCAACCGTTCTCGGCACTATACGCTGTCCCTTCTCTGTATATACCTGGCTTGAACTGTACTTTTGAATATGGCATTTAGATTTTCTCCCACTCTTTTCCTTCAAATAAATTTGCCTCTGCTTGTCTTCTTTTGACTAAACCTGCTAAAACCTCGCCACCTGCTTTATTCCATCTTTTTATTTGTTCTGGCACACCACCGTAATCTCCTTCGTTCAATATACGAAGCAAAGTAGACTCTTTTAGATTGGTTGGTCCCAAGTTATACACCCAACATACTAACGAATCAAACTGACATTGTTCTAGTGGTACTTCGACCATATTATTTATATAACCTTCGTATTCAGGCATTTCTTCTTTAAGTAAATGTTCAGCCTCATCTTGATTTATCTTATCGCCTTCTTTTACATCTTTGATATGTCCGTAGCCAATTGTCCAAACTCCAGCTGGACAAAGATATGCTTCAAGTTCGCATCCTTCAAACTTTTTTATTAGAGATAATCCTTCTTTTGATATATTCATTTTAGTCGTCCTTGGGTGTATTAGATGCACCAAAGTAAAAACTAATAATAGCTGATGCTAAACCACCTAGATAGCCTAAAACTAAATTAATCAAAGCCTCGCTGTTTTGCTCTGGAGGTTGAATGGTGACTAAAAATATATAGCCCATAAATCCACCAATAACAGCAATACCTATAATTCGGGCTGTCCAATCTTTAGAGAAAGTTGATCTAGCATTTTGTGTATCTTGTACTTCTAGTTTAAATACATCTACTTCTAGTTCTTTCATCTTAACCTCAAACTCAGCTTCAGCTTTTTTTAGCTCAAGCATTTGTTCAGGTGTAGCATTGTCTATAGCTTTTTGTATTTCTTTAGGTTCGTTCTTACAACCCAATACATCTGCAATCATGTTTGCAGCCATACCGCCCATCGGACCCCCTAGAGCTGTACCTAGGGTTGGTGCTACTGATCCAACTAAGTTTTTAAGTAGTGCTTTCATATATCCTCCAAAGTAAATATTTTTAAAGGCTCACTAATACCTTTAACTTCTATTGGTTGTAACGATTTTAGCTCAAAATTACAATTTTTTGCAGTCTCCTCTGCAATTATTAAATCTTTGCCTACAGTCTTGCAGCTAGATTCACACCTAGCAGCGATATTAACAGCACTTCCTATAGCGCTATAGTCAAATCTTGTATTGCTACCCATGTTTCCTATAACTGCTTCTCCTGTATTTATACCAATTCCTATTGATACGCCTACATCCGATTCGGCGAATTGTTTTTGTATTTCTTTCGCACATTCTACGGCTGCTTGTTCGTGATTTTGCAAATCTATAGGAGCGTTAAATATGGCCATCATTGCATCGCCTATATATTTATCTACCATACCCTCGTATTTTTTAACTGCGTCTGATTGAATAGTGAGAGCTTGATTCATAATTTGAGTCACTTGTTCGGGATCCATGTGTTCGCTCATTGCAGTAAAACCACGTACATCAGTAAATAAAAAGGTACATCTTTTCTTTTCTCCACCTAGTTTTAAAAGACTGGGATCAGCTTGCAAAGCTTTGACTTGTCTTGGATCAAGATAGTGTTCAAATTGTTTTTTAATCTGTTGTCGCAACTTATATTGTTCTCTGAACTTTAGATAATAAGATACGCTACCAACAATAAATTGACTTATAAGGGTCCAAGTCACGTCAATCAAAACACCATTTTTGATGGTATAAATGCCGCCAATCGCAACTACAACCAAACTTGTAGATATGCCTATCAAACCTACAGTCATACTTAGTTTTTGTGTTAAATACCAAGCAAGCAAAATAAATATGGTGAATATCAAAAGCTCTGAAGCTAAATGCCACTCGGGTATTTTTGGAGAATTTGGCAATAAAATTGATTCAGCTAAAGCAGCTTGTAAATGATGAGGATTCATCAGACCGTTGGGTGTAGGCACCTGCGGTAAAATGCCCCCTCCACTTGTGCCAATAATTACATATTTATCTTGAGCTAGTGAGATATCACTCAAATTTATAATAGGAGTATCTACGTAGCTTACCCATTTACGCATCAATGGATCTACAGATATAGGTGGTAGTGATGGTACTCTAATTTCACCATCAGTCATATTTATAATGTATGTATCTTGACCTGTAAGTTGTTTGAGTATTTCTATTGCAAAGCTTGGCGCAAACCCATCAGCAGTTCGCAACAGTAACGGTATTTGTCTTACTAAACCATCCACATCTGTAGGTGCTGACGCGACGCCTTGAGATGCGTTATTCTTGAGTATCTCTATATTTTCTATAACGCCTCTGGCTTGATAACCACCTCCCGTATCCTCACCCAGAATAACTGTACCTACCGTTGGCGGATAACTTTCGTTATCGTTTTCAAACATCGCCAATACAGAAGGGCCGTAGCTGAGAGCTTCAGAAAACGCTATATCTCCACCCATTCTATCTGGCTGCGGAAACGTAAATGCCCAGGCTTGTCCAAAACTGCCAGCCTCTAAAAGATCTATTTGTATTTCAGCCAAACGCTGACGCGGTAAAGGCCAACCTCCCTCTTTTTCTATATCTTCTTCGCTAATATCAAGAATTACAAAATTACCTGTAGGCTCTTGTTTTGCAACAAAAGTGTCAAAAGTTTTTAATTTAAGTATCTCAAGAGGCGTAAATTGTAAAGCTAGTGGCGTCATCAAAAGCGCAAAAAGTATTGGTAATGTATATTTTTTCATCAGCTACCTTGTTTTATGGTAATTGTATTAGAAGATCCACCATTTACTTTAACTACATTTTCTACGCCATTTTGAAAAAGAATTAGCGTATAGGCACTTGATCCGTCCAAATCCAATCTAAAAGTATCACCTACCGATCTACGTACACTTACAACTTGACCAGTAATTATAGTTGTAATTTGAGTATCTTTGTCTTGACCTATATCAGTACCAGCGATTGTAATACCTGTAGCAAGTTTACTTAATTGGTCTTCTTCTTCGTCAACAGCTAAAGCGTCAATAATATTTAAAAGGTCTTCAAGAAAGTTTACATCTAAGTAATTGATGTCTAATTCAGTAAACTCTAAATCTGCTTCATTATCTAAAAAATCTTCTGCTAAAAAATCTATATCTAAATCTGCAAAATCTAAATAATCTGCTGGGCCAACTTGTTGTTGTTCTTCGGATAGATTTTGTTTTTCATCAGGTGGATTAACAATTAGCATGTTGTCTATAAATTCCAAAGATATATCTAAGATTACAGGTTTTGACGGAGCTTGATTGTAAGTCATCGCAGTAGTCGCTTGGTATGCTTGATTCAATATGACTTGGCCCATCGCTGTTTCAACCACTATTTCTCCACTAGGATTGCCGTTTTCATCGGGTAAAAGTATGACAAGAGAACTGCCAGTTTCAGGAGTGGTCGTTATTGTAAAATCCGTACCCCTTACATACACGTCAGCACTTGGCGTTTTTATACGTATGGCCTTTTTGTTGTTGAATTTACCTGTAACAAATCTAGCCGTTCCTGAAGCAAAGCGTAAAGCCATTTCACTCTTTGCTGGGTTGGGATCGTAAATGTAAGAGTTAATTACCAATTTACTATGATCCATCACCCTAACGATGGTATTGTCTTCAAAAGTTATAGCTACGCGACCAGCCTCAGTTTTGACGTTATCCATTTGCTGAATTGGAAAAGCCAACTCAGCTCCATACGGCTTGTCTCTGACTACTTGCGCGTTGCCTTTTAGTTCGCTAATACTTCCAATATCAACAGCTTGTGCTAGTACCTTGGTCGTTTTGAATAACGCAAACGGTGCTATTAGTAGAACCAACGCTAATAATCTTGAGCCAATCATTGTCTAATGTACTTTGTTGTTGAATATTAAAAGTTCTATTACTACCAGTATGGTCTAGCCAAAAATAGCCACCTGCATACCCATCACCATCATAAGTAACTGTATTATCTGAACCGTCTATATCCATATAGTTTGTAGCACCATCTATGTCTATTGCAGACGTAATACTGTTACTTGATCCATTTATAATCCAATCAAGGTCAAGAGTACTTGCTAGAGCAACGGTAGCGTGATTCAAAGTGAAAGTATTGCTACTGCCTGTGACGTCTACATTAATATTGGATGAGTCTGCACCGTAGGTGTTAGTCTTATCAGTGTTCATATTGAAGGTGTTGCTGTTACCGTCAAATTCAAAAAAGCCAGTATATGAATCTGCGGTGATGTCACCTAAGAATTTGTTGCTGTCTCCTATTTGGTTAATATCAAGAGTCATAGCAGTACCATCTAAATCAAGAGCAGTCATTGAGCCTGCTGTAGCATCTATACCTCCAATAATGTTTCCAGAACCAAGTTGTTCTAAATCCATATTTGAATTTGAAGATCCTGAACTTTGATCAACAAATATCTCGTTGTCTGCTGCAAAAAGGGGGGCAGACATAATCATAATAATTAAAAGTCTTTTCATTCTTTTAACCTCCAGTATTTATTTTCTAAGCCTTGTTTGATCGTCTCTGCAACGGCTGTCTCGATAGCCATCTGCAAAGCAATACTGGTCGGCTCATTTTTTACCGCGCCCCCTTCTAATTCTACCAATTCTGTATTGTCTGATACAAATCTAAATACGTCGTTATCTAACGATGCAGACAATACAGTTTTAGTAACCAAAACTTCAAAAAGCACTCTACCAGTGCTTACTGAAACTGTTCTAAGGCTCACTGTCAGTATGTCTTCTCTAAACTGACGTGACATGCCAATACCTAAATTCCTGGCTCCCATACCTCCAGAGCTTATATTTGCTTGATAAGACAAAACACCACCAGTCATTATCATGTCCCCAAATTTGAGCGGCATAAGTTTTTGATCTTCTTCAAATGTCTCCCTTGTTGATCTGATTAACTGCCTTTCTTTAGTAACTGCATCTAGTGATACCCTTTCTACTACATCAAAGAAGTTAGAGTGTTTTAGTGCGCGTATGAGGTAAGCGTGAGGTGCTTGAGTAATCGCTGTACTAAATGTGGCGTATTTTGAATTTGATCGGCGCTGACCTGTTTGATCTTTGAAACCGTCAGGATATACAGCTATGACTGGTTTTCTAACAGGTTCACCAATATCTGATAAATCTGTATATAAAGACTCTACAGTTGCTTTTTGTATGTTTTCAAAAGGTGGTAAATTATTCGCAAGGGGATCAATCATTAGCGTACAGCTAGAAAGTGAAACCGCCAATGGGAACAATAACCTCTGTAACATTGCCGTCTTCATCAGTAATAGTAACTCTTACTTCCTCGTCTGTAATTTCATATTCTATAGTGTTGCCATCCAGTTCCATAGATCCACTTTTACTTGTTTCTTCACCAAATAAAGATGCTTCTATTTGTCTTGCAAGGTTTGCATATATTCTGCTGGTCAGGTTTCTCATAAACCTTGCTTCAACAGTATTGGTCTTTTCTCTTTCTAGTTCGTCACGTAAGGCTTCTATTTCATCTTTGATAGCTTGTTTACGATTAGTTTCTTGATTTTCAATAGTAAGATAATGACTAGACGTTCCAACTCCGCTAAACGAAGGGTTTTTAAATTCATGCACCATTTCGTCAGCTTGTATTTGTTGAATTGCAACTACCAATAAAATGATTGTGGTGCCTATTATAAAAAATATACTATCGTTTAAATTCATCAGTCTTTTCGTTGGTCATCTCGGTCTGCTTTTGCAATTTTATTGCTATCTATTAACTGTGGCACACCCAAAATAGTCTTGATAAGTGTGTCCTGACGTATGATCTCGTTATCAAGAGATCTAACTCTATCTATAAGAGCAACCAGTATTCCATGTTGTGAATCTAATTTTGTGCCGAGGCGTTCTTCCATTTGCGATATTTGATCTGCAACCTTATCGTCTAGCACATCTACTTTAGTTTCCATACCATCAATAATTCGGTTAATAAGTTTCCATATAAAGAAACCTAGACCTAGTGCAGCAGCTATCGGGAAGCCTACTTCATTGATAAATTGAACTGCTTGGTCCATCAGTCTATTGGTGTATGAAGACCCTTCTCTATGAGAATGTCTCTGTTTCGCATGTGTTCGGCCTCTACATCATCTTTTGATTGGCCGTGATAGGCAACTGCAAGATGGCACTGTATCATAAGTTTGTTGATGTTGACGTCATCAACTACGACGTCACCCAAAACCCTGCCGAATTTTCCTTTTGAATCTTTTAGTTTGGTTTGTATTACGACTTTGTCGCCTTCTGCTATGGATTCCTCTAAGAAAGTTTTAGCCAGTTTTCCTCTAGCTTTCTCATCTTTGTTACGAGTACGTGACTCGGGAGTATCAATACCATATAGACGAACCCTAGACCTATAAAGAATATCAAAGCCAAGATCCAAGACGACATCACAAGTGTCTCCATCAACCACTCTTTCAACTTTGCAACTGTATTCATACATTAGATATACCTGGTGGCAACTAAACAAGTTATCAATACAGGGTATATACCCCAAATAAGGGCTTCAAGTCTTTTGAATTTTGCAGATCCTTCATCTAGTCTTTTTTCAATATACTCAAATCTGATAGCAGATTCTCTTTCGTATACTTTTAAAGATGTTAAATCAGAATCGTTTGTACTCATTCTTCGTCTTTTACCCTTTTAGTAGTGTAAGCTTCATTAACATCTGGAGTAGATTTATCGTCACCTATGAACTTACCGTCTTCATCTCTGGCTCTAACCTTTACTCTTTTAGTGCCAGTTACTTTATCTACTAATTTGCCCCACCAACTCATTATTTATCCTTGGCCTTGCCGATATTTAAAGCTAAAAAGTCTATAACTTTATAAAGTTTTGCTAACCATTTATCTCCTTGAGGAGTTGGTGTAACCGCAGCTACAAGTGAAGCTATAGCTATAATAGCTGTAACCCACATAAATAAATTAATCCACATCATTTTCTTCTCCTTTTCCGTTTGGTTTAGGTTCTTCTATAACTTCTAAAGTGCTTTGATAGGCAACTAAAGCAGTTACTCGTATGTCCAGTTGGTATTGCAACTGTCCAATCTGTTCCTGAAGATTCTTAATTTCTGCTTGTAAAGTTTCTGTATAAGCAATTCTTTGTTGCAGTTTAGGGTCTACAGGCTGTTCTGTAGTCTCAGTTGTTTCTACTGCTTTCTCTTCAGTCATTTTTACTCCTTATGAATTTGATGAAATATACTCTTTACCAGTTGTTATAGCGGTACTGCAAGCAGTTTTCTTGCTTGAAGATGAACCTACCACGTTAGGTGTATCATTTTCACCATCGTAAGCTAAGATAGTTTCTAAGTGGTCAACATTACGTTGTACTACTGCATTTATCTCTGCTTGCGTAGAGCCTTCTGAAACGTACTCAGAATCGCTGCCATTCGTATTGATGTCATTGATAACAGTTACGCTATCTGTTGCTGCTGTTAAACATTCTGCTACTGTTTGAGCCATATTATTCTCCTTCTAAAGTTGTTATTCTTGCTTCTGCTGCTTCTAGCTTTGTTGTTAATTCTTGTACTGCTTTTATCAAAGGATATACAAACATTTCTGTTGAAAGCATTTGTTGACCACTCGTATCGTCTGCATCCCATCCCGCAAACGTACTAACACCCGCAGTATCTAACGCTGTTTTAACTTCTTGAGCAATCATTCCGTGCATTACCTTACTTGTGTCTTTTACATTTTCTGATTGATAACCAGTAAAGTTTTCTGGAATTTCATTATTAGCTTTCCATCTATAAGTAACAGTTCTTAAATCATTTATAAAACTTAATCCAAGTGTATCATTTTGTATGTCTTGTTTTAATCTTTCATCAGAAGGTCTTGACCAAGTAGCATTTGCACTAAACTGATTAGTAACAAAACCTTGAGTATTTGATCCAAACGTAAAACTATTAACTGCATAACTTTCAATATCGTCTCCCATAATAATACTACCGCTTTCACTACCACTTTTGGTTCGCACATTAGTTCCTATACCTATGTTATTAGAACCAGTAGTTGTTGGTGTTGTGTCTACAAGTGCTTGATACCCTATGGCTACATTTGTGTCGCCTGTGGTTATGGCATTTCCTGCGTGATAGCCTAAAGTAGTATTACCTGTACCTGTGGTATTGAGTTTTAATGCTTCTTTTCCAACACCTGTGTTACTGTGTCCAGTCGTTGTGTCTCTACAAGCCTCTCTACCAATAGCTGTATTATCGTTAGGTGTGGTTGCTGTAAATAATGCCATGAAACCAACTGCGGTACTTCTACTTCCCGAAGTTAAATTTTCTGCTGCTCTTGCACCTACAGCAGTTACTTCATCACAAGTAGTTGCATCTTCTCCACATAAAGCACCTATAAATACGGATTCTGTTCCCCCACCAAAAGATGAACCCGCATTATAACCAATAGCAGTTATATTACTTGCAGTAGTGCTTGCTCCTAAAGCATTAGTACCGATAGCAGTATTATTTGAACCTGTGGTATTAGCATCTAAAGCAAGAGTACCAAAAGCATTATTATGTGCCCCTGTGGTATTAGCACCTAAAGCACCATAGCCAAGAGCGTTATTATTAGATGCAGTCGTGTTGGCATCTAAGGCAGTTGAACCTACTGCTACATTAAATGTTCCTGTAGTGTTTGAACTTAAAGAACCAAATCCTACACCTGTGTTGTTTGATGCGGTTGTGTTTGCGTCTAGTGCTGTAGAACCAATAGCAACATTGTTAGCGCCTGTAGTATTAGCTAACATTGCATTAAAACCAATAGCCGTATTGCTTTCAGCCGTTGTGTTTGCAGTAAGCGCTTGGTACCCAACGGCGGTGTTTGCATCGGCAGTAGTATTTGCATCTAGTGAATTGGCGCCAATGGCTACATTTCTATCCCCTGTAGTGTTTGACAGTAAAGCCTTATAACCAATACCTGTATTATTTGAAGCAGTAGTGTTACTAAATAAAGCACTTCTTCCCATTCCAGTATTGTAAGAACCTGTAGTGTTTGAACCTAAAGCACCTTGACCATCTGCTGTATTTTCTGCACCTGTGGTGTTTGCTGTTAAAGCTCCATTACCAACAGCAGTATTAAAATTAGCTGTTGTATTAGCATCAAGTGCAGTTGCACCTACTGCTGTATTTGCAGCACCTGTAGTGTTTGCACCTAAAGCACTTGTTCCTACTGCTGTATTATTAGAAGCTGTTGAGTTATCGCTTAAAGCTTGGTCGCCTATTGCTACGTTGTTATCACCTGTAGTGTTTGTTGTAAGTGAAGAAGTTCCTACAGCAATATTCTTAGTTGAAGTTGTTATTGCATCACCTGCACTTGCTCCGATAACTACGTTTCTATCACCTGTCGTTATAGCTGTGCCTGCATTATTTCCAATTGCAACATTATAGTCACCGCCTGTTTGTACGCTATCAAGTGCAGTATCACCCAAAGCTACATTGCCTGTGCCTGTTGGGTAGTTTCCATCTAGTTTGATTGTTCCACCGTCTGTTTCAAAATTACCAGCGTTTGTTATACCATCAAACGTACTTGTTCCGTCTACATCAAAGTTTCCTGTTACATTTAATGCAGCAGCTGTAGTAGTTCCTGCTAAACCTAAATCTGTAAATGAATCTACAACCGCAGCACCAGAGCCAGCACCATCTAGGTATACAACTCTAACTTGCCCTGTAGTTATTGTTACGTTAGCACCTGAACCTTGAGAAA